AACTACATTAACTCGTCTAACACCTTTAGTGACATAAGCAAACATGACACCCACAACTAAGAGACCTCCACAACAACTGCTAACGACACACAGCCAACACCCATAGACAAAATAATCATAGACCCCCATCACATCTACATGTACCGGGAGGCCATAGACATTGTCAATGAGCTGACAGAAAACTGTGTCACGCTGCAGAGCACCATAACTAGGCACCAGACGCGGCACCACCAATGATGCAGATTGTAAGACCCCTCCTACAATCCATACATCATAAAGCTTAGCCCACTGGCCATTGGAATAACGCTGCCACGCACAATCATACGCGGCATTGTCAAACCACACACCAAACGCCCACTCAAACCCAGCCTTACAACTGAGTTTCAAGGCCTCCCACCCACTCAACACAATTAACAACACACAATCATAGTAGCGACCCACAAATGACAGGTGTTGTAGAAAGGGTTGACTAAGAAGAAAATCCTTGTGCTGATAACTGATGATAGCAACATTCATCACAGCGAACGCGGTCAAAAACCGCTTTAGAAAGGGTCCAGGATTAGACTCAATGTCACCAGCCATAAGCAAGAAAACTCGCTTATACAGCTCGTACCACATTCCTTTGAAGAATGCGTCCATACAACAATCCTTCATTCCGGGGGTGAAGCGAACCTGGGCATCCGTCACGGTAAACATAAGTTGACCATAAGTGCGCCCAGCGGCATTAGCTCGATCACAACAAGTGAGAACTGGGCCAGGATTGCTCTCAACATCCCCAGAAGTCAACAACAATAGCCGGTTGACATCAGCATAAACCCTCCCATTCTTAAAACTGGCCCTAACACGGGGATTAACCCGATTCTGAACCCACGGTAACATTTTCTCAACACCGCGGGCTACAACCAGTTGTTGCATAGCTTTAGATGATATGTAAAGCTCGCCATCCGCAAGGACTTTATACTGCCACCCATCCTTCTGCTTGGAGGTGGCGGTTAACAAGTCCTTACCCGACGCCACCATAACAAAACGAGTGGCGTCCAAACTGCTCGCCAACATAATGGCGCCATCCAAATAAATGGTGACAACCATCTGGGCGAACCGGGCATCAA